TGCGACTGATTCAGTTACAGTTTTCTTCGATCCTAGATCTGTCTTCATTTGAAGGTACAGATTTTTGGATTCAGTTATTGTGGAAATCGAATCGAATTTCTTCAATATATTCAATTTCTCTTGTCTTGTTGTGGTGTGTTCTGTGAACAGTCTAGTTGCGTATGCAAGATTTGCGTTGAACACTGCGACTTCGTTAAGTTTTTCTTTGAAAAGAATTAAAGCATTTTTGTATTCTTTGTTTTGTTTTCTCAAAGTTTCCACTTCTTCGTTGATCGAATCTGAACCGGCTTTGTATTTTGTTTTACTTTTTAGACCTGTTCTGTCTTGACCATTTTTGTCACCGTGGATGTTCGATTTAGTTCTTGCGGCTTCTGCTACTTCTTGTTCTTTTCCACCGAACCCCGATTTAGGTTTAAAACCATCTTCAGGAGCTCCTTCTTTCACTTCTTTAGGTTTAGGTAATTCCTTACCAAAACTTACTTTAGCGGGTTTATATCCTTTTTGAGGACTTCCTTCTTTAACTTCCGTTGGTTTACCAATTTCTTTTCCGAAACTAACTTTTTTAGGTTTGAAACCTTTTTGTAAGTTTTCATCGACTTCTTCTTCAGCGTCTTCGTCATCTTCTTCCTCATCTAAAGAAATTTCATAGATTGTATCATCTGAAATCTCATTACCTGATTGTGATTGATCTTGTTCGCTAAGACTGATTATGTAATCTTCGTCGTCTACAGAAAATTGAATTTTGTCACCTTCTTTTTTTACAACAATACCATCTTCAGGTTTCATTGCTCTGAAAACTTTGATAACTTCATCGTCTGACGCATCAGTCATATCAAGTGTTTCATCATCTTCATCATTGTCCGGTTCTACTTCATCAGGATTCAATTCTTCATCGTCATCAAGTCCATCGTCATCACCCATAGGTAATTCGTCTGATCCTGATTCTGTTTCAGTATCGTCTGTTGGTAATTCATCGGTTATCGAAGTGTCTTCATCTCCAGATTCTTCACCTGGCATATCTTTTTCTTCTTCTTCAGGATCTGGCTTACCAAATTCCTCTTCTTCCATTGATTCTTTCAGCAAATCATTTAGTTCTTGTTTCATAGTTGAAGCAAGTATACCCTTTGCATTTTGCTTGACGGCTTCCTCAAGGGTTTGTACTTGAAGTAACGCTTGTTCTAAAATGGATTTTTGACTCATTTACGTTTAATTGTTTTGTTATAAATATTAGGTTTATTGAAAAAAGTTTTATTATGGTATTGAAAACACCATAAAAGTTATTAATTAGATAAAAAATTATCGAGTTTACCCATAAGTGATTTCATTCTGTCCATTTTTTCAGGTTCTTGTTGTGGTTGTTCTGATTCCTGATAATGATCTCTTTCGGACGGATCACTAAAAATATATGCTCCGGGTGTAGATGGTGATGACACGATATCAAAACATACAATCTCGAAGTCATCTTGTACAATATTTTGTCCTTTGATGTTTTTTAATGAACCAACACCACGTGAAGATATACCCAATGTAGCACCGTTCATTAATAGATTGGCTACTTGGTCACCCTTACAACTTATGATTCCTGCTTTTTTCCAACCCGGTGATGTGAATATTTTAATCTTAGCCATTAAAATATTACCGTCCCACCAAGTTTCTAATATAGAGTGCGATACTCTATCTAAATCGATGAGCGACGATGCTGGGTGATTAAGTTCATTTAATGCACTACCTTTTTTAATAAGTGTTTGGTATTTTTCGTTTTCTCTTCTTAAAACGTTTTCCGGATAGATTCTACCGTTTTTGTTTGGTACTCCGTATTTTTGTAAAACAGCATAAAGGACTAGATCTCCGGAGAAATCTAAATTCTTTGTCATTTCTGTTAATATTTGTTCGTTATCTTTTGCGGAAATATAACCGGCGTCGTACTCTATTAGAATTCCCCTACCGACTTCATTCTGTCCTAATACCTTTAATTCGCGCATTTATAGTTTTTTATACTATAAATACATCACATTCAAGGTTATTTCTTGTTCGTGTAGAAATTAAATAGATTTTTATCTGATAACTTATCGTTTATTATAGTTTCAGATAAATCCTTAATAAATTTTTTAATGACCTTCTCCTTAATATCAAATTGATTCTTAGCAAATAAAGTGATCTCTAGGTTCATAAAAGATTTTTTATCTAATTTAATCCCCTTCGATCTGATATCTAAATCAACAATACTTTGCTGTTGAAAATAGTCGTTATTTAACGAATATATGTAATTCTTAATATCTTTCCTTGTCTTACTGATGATCGTCTCGTAGTCGTCATCTAAATCGGGTAATATCCAACAATTGAAATCTATGTAAACTGTTTTTAAATTTTTATAATCGATTGTCCCGTATCCCAATTTAACATTCTGATGAAATCCTAGTGGTATGTATTTTCCTGTTTTCATTAATCTTTCGCATATTATCCTTTTTATGTTGTTATATATAAAATATACACAAAATTATTCATATATCCAAAAAGCAGTAAATAAAGACGGGGCAAAAAAAAGGTCTTAAATAAGACCTTCTTTTAGTTGTTGTAGTTTATACAGATTATACTTTGTCGGTTTCATCTGACTCACTTGATTCTTAGTGTTATCTAATTTTTGTTTTAGTTCCGGGTCAAGACTTTCTGTTAACATTTCACTTACTTTCGAAGAAATTTCTTCTTTTAATACAGTAAAATTTTCTTTTAAATTATCATCTGTCAAAGACAAAATGTTTTTTAATTCGACTTTCTGTTCTTCGGTTAATGTTGTATCATAAACAACATTAAAATTATTAACCAAAACAGCGTTTAAAAGAGTTTCATTTTCTACCAAAGGATCGGTATCTTCTTCTTTTATTTCTTTTTTAGTTGTAAGGTGTTCAACCAAATTTTTCTTTGCGATGATTTTTTGTGCAATATTATTTAGAGAATTATCTAGTAATAGAGCGTCTAAACTTTCGTAAACGATATTTTTTTCAACCTTAACATCACCGATCTTAGTGTCTATCTTATCACAAAACTTTGAAATTTCTCCCATAGGATTAAATTTATTTAACCCGGATGCGATTTCTTCAACGAATAATGTTGCGGTTGATTTATCGTCAAAGTAATATTTGGATTCAACATCTTCATAAAACAAATAGAGTTCACCAAATTTTTTATTCTTAATAGACTTCAAAATGTCTTTAACCTCCGACATATTTTTATTTTCATACGCTTCGGTTAATTTCACCAGTATCTTACTTTTTAATGTTCCAAAATTTTTCATCTGTTATCGCTTAATATTTCGTTTAGTTTAGTTTCTATCTCATAAATATTCTGTTTTGCTTTATTCATATCAAAAGATGTGTCAACATCATCAACATTTCCTAATTGAGACAAAATTTTATCTTTTCTAGACTCACTTAATGGTTCTGCGGCTGGGGCTCCTGCGGCTGGGGCTCCTGCGGGTGCGGGTACTCCTCCGGTTTCAGGTATATCACCCATTCCGAAATCAGTAGACCCGGCTCCACCACCCATTCCTCCACCAGCACCACCTTCAGGTGTCTGTGCGTTTGCTTCTGCGGCGGCTCTTTCCTCTTCAGGAATACCGTATCTCTTATCGACCTCATCAAATACACCTGAACGTTTAATAACTAATTGAGTATTGGTTAATTCGAAACCAATCGCTCTTTCGAGTCTTTGTTGTTGTAAATCAAGGATAACTTCATTATCACTCATACCAAGAATATTTTTCTTAGCGAATGTATGTGATAATGGTAGTATACCCATATTTGATTGATCGGATGTTGCGTCTTTATAAAGAGTAATTTTTTCTTTCCATTGTTCTATACGTAATAAATCGGATTGTGCCGATGGATTAGTTAATGAAAGTGAGAAATTATTTAACTCATCTTCCAATCCTAAGATGTATAAATGGATTAAAGCGATTTTATTTAACTCTTGTATAAGTGATTTTTGTATTCTATTGATGGTTCTTGCAAAACGGATATCCATTAATGCTAAGTTTTTACCGTCGCCAACAACCTCTTCAAAACCTAAGAAGGCTTTAGGAATACGTAAAGCGGCTAGTAATTTCTTTTGGATATATTCAATGTCGGCAATTTCACCTAAGTTCTGTGCCCCCGGTAATGTTTCAATAGGACTAGCCTGAGCCGGGTCACGTACAGGAATAAAGAAGTCTTGGTCAACAGCCATTTGGTTATATCTCATATCCACCTGACCGTTTCTTGCATCAACAACCTGATCCCTTTTAAATTTGTTTGCAACTCTTTGTACGTATGGTTCAATGTCTTTATCATCCATATTACCAACGAATACTTTGAATACACGTCTTTCCGGTGCTCTAGATGTTCTGTAAATTAACATAGCATCTTCAGCAAGAAGAAGTTGTTTCCATATTCTTCTAATTTTATCCAACATAGATGTACCGTAAGGTAGTTTTCTATCATCACCAAGGATTCTAAAGTGGGCAATTTCCCACGATTGGAATTCCATATCTTTGTTTTTCCAGGAGAACCGTAATTCTCTGGTCTGCATATTAAGACCACTTGTGGATATGTTGGGTTGTCTCGCGGCCGCACCTTCAATTCTTTCGATTTCAATGTTTGGTAACTGTTGGCAACCGATGATTCCTTTCTCCGGGTCGATTTTTAAGTATACGAAGTCATCACCGTATTTACACATACCACGACACCACATTTGTAAATTAGTGTTAACGTCTAGTATATTTCCGAATAGATCATCTAAAATACCTTTAATCCTCTTAGATTCAGAGTATATGGTAAGGATTTCACCCTTTTCTGACATCGTAGTTGATTCTTCAGCATAGATATCTAGTGATGCGGATATTTCCGGGGTAAATTCCATACTTTCATAATCGTAATAGGCGGATAATCTATTTGGTTCATAATATACTGATTGGTTATATAATGATTGATCCAACTTAGACCACTTGTCAGCAATGAATTGAGATTGTTGAGCCTGTAGTAACGCCTTTTCGTAATCTTCTTTATTGTCCGTTTTCAGTAACTCGTCCTTAGAAAATTTAAAAGACGGGGTTTTTTCCTTGTCTTGTATCTGTCCTTGGAATCCAAATGTTTTGGTTAGTTTCTGAAACGTTGTTAATTTGTTATCTTCCATAACGATAAATATTATTTTTTATCAATGTAAACTTTTTTCTTATTAAAATAAACGTTATTCGGTATTTTTAGGTTTACCAAATAACCACGAATATTCTTTATATGCATCTCTCGGAGCGTCTATCGGATTGTTACTGTAATATATACCATCATCTAACGATATAGTACCAACCACATCAAAAGTAGTTCCGTAAGAATAGAAAGATTTATTTGGATCATATGTTCTTTCGGATAACGCCCAAGATTCTAACATCGCTTTATTTGTTGCTTCATTTCTCGTTAACTGACTGAAACAAATGTCTCCGGCATATAATGCCATAGCCATACTCATTATCGCATCATCGTGAGCACCCTTCATATGGTCCGGTCTTCCGTTTTGATATACGAATGTATTCAATTCATTAACCAATCTCATAGAACGAACAATAAATCCTTTTCTTAATTGTTCTTCAAATGCGGCAACTATCTGTGTTCTTTTGTTATTAAAGTTTAATCCGGGGATTTTTTCCAATAACTTTTTATCATACGTCCACACATCTTTGGTATTTATACCATCAATGAATACGTCCCGGTAATTTAATTCCTGTAGTTTTCTTGATGTCGCAACACCCATACCACCGGTAATATCGACAACAATAAAACAACTATACATTATACCCCACTTATAGGCTACGTTTGCTAAGTCATCCGGGGGTATTTTACCGATATATTCTAGTACTTGTTCCCTATCATCAAAGTCAATGATATTAATTGATGAGAAGTCTTCACTATCACCCCTACTAACGTCCACACCCATAATGTAACGGTGACCCGGTATAGGATCTTTCCATTGCCACATTAACCCGGACATATATTTTTCGTTGGGTGGTTTAACCATATTTTTAACGATATTGTCAACAACCTCACTCGGGATAACACCGTCACCCGAACCTAGGAAATCACACTCTAACTCTTGAGCAATTTTACGTCTGTCGTATTTTAACTTTTTCGACATACTCTCGAACCAGTCGGATAATGGTTTATACCCGTCATCCATAATTTCTTGGTATCTATCTTTATCAACATTCTTTAATACTACCTCATCATCATCATATAGTTCACGATTTAACATATAATGAACGATATCTTTTGTTTTAACCCAGTATAAATTTTTACTGTAACGTGGGTCAAAATACCAAGTTAAATTGGTGATATGGAAATCGTTTACTCCACGGATTGCTTGTTCGTAGATACTGTAATAGATTAAATCATAACCATTAGGTGTTGAGATCATAATAATCTTACCCCCGGTAGATAGGGAAGCCATAGAAGCCGCCCAGAAATCCTCACCTGCTTCGATGTACGCCGCCTCGTCAAAAATTAGGATTGTCGGTGTAAAACCACGAAGAGCATCCTTCGATGTCGCAACGGCTTTAACTTCACAACCATTAAGTAAACGGTATCTACTTTCAGAGTTTTTATCAGGGTCGAATCCCGGATTAATCCAATCAGGCCATTGTCCTAAAAACGCTTTAATTTTATTTGCCATTTCAATGGCGGTATCTCTTTTATTAGCAACGATAAGAATCTTTTCTGGATTATCTTCAGAAGCGGTTACCAATTTTTTAGATACCCAAGCGGCGGTTACGGTTGTAACACCGGCTTGTCTATATTTTTTTGTGATGTTTTCGTTATATTGTTCGTAATCTTTAACCAAAGTAGCCTGGTCCGGGAATAACTCTAGTGGTACGAATTTTTTTTGTGTGTTGTCATATGTT